TTGATGGATTCCTTACAGAAGAGAAGAATTTACATTTAGAACATCTAGAAGATGAAGTTCTAAATAGTGGTATAGTGGGAACGCGAGGAGCGATTAACTTCCTGCAGTCCCTAAGAGATATGCTCGCTGGAAATGCAAAATCCAGCGTTAATGTGACGGTGAAGTGGGATGGCGCCCCAGCCATCTTCGCAGGAATTAACCCTGAAAATGGTCAGTTCTTTGTGGGCACCAAGGGAGTGTTCAATAAGAATGCGAAGATAAATTACTCCCATGATGACATTGATCGGAATCATCCGAGCTCTGGTCTTAACCAAAAACTAAAGGTTGCACTCACCGAACTGTCAAAATTGGGCATAACAGAGGTCATTCAGGGTGACATGATGTTCACTCAAAGTGACTTAAAGAAAGAAACTATAGATGGAAAGCAATACATAACTTTCCAACCAAATACTATTGTCTATGCAATTCCAGTTGAAAACGCAGCAAAAATACTATCGTCTTCTATGGGAATTGTTTTTCACACCACATACAGTGGAAAGACAATGGAAGATATGTCAGCTTCATTCAATGTCAATCTAAGAGGATTGAGTAAGAACTCTGGTGTATGGTTTTCAGATGCAAATTACAAAGACACTTCTGGAACTATAAACTTTAATAAAACTGAAACAACTACTATAACTGGTATCCTTTCAGATGCAGGTAAGACTTTTCGTAAGATAGATTCTAACCTTTTAGGAATGATTTCTCATGATGAAGAACTCAAGATACTGATAAAGACATACAACAACACCAAAGTCAGGGCCGGAGAAAAGATTACTAATACCAAGATGCACACTGCCGGACTGATTGCTTATGTTTATGATAAGAAAAAGAAAGAAGTAGATGCGGTAAAGAGAGCACAAAATAAAGAAATCAAACAACAGAACATGGATAGGTTGATGAAAGTGTTTCGTTCTCAGGCCGGTAAATTAGTAAAAATATTTGATATGCAAAACCTGTTAGTAGACGCGAAGAACATGATTGTTAAGAAGTTAGAGGGTGCCAAGGGAGTGTCAGACACCTTTATTAAAACACCAAAAGGATACAAGGCTACAAATGTTGAAGGATTCGTTGCGATAGACAAAGTGGGAAAAGCAGTCAAACTGGTTGACCGATTGGAATTTTCACAAAACAATTTCAGCGCTGCGAAGGCGTGGGACAAATGAAAACATTTAAAGAACATTTAGATATAGAGTTGGATGAGGTCTTGATCGCTGAAAAAGGTAAAGATATATGTAATATATCAATAGACAAATTACGTTCTCCTACTATGAAAAAGCTCCACAGACAAAAGTGTGGGAAAAAAGAAAAAGAATCTCCAATGCACAGAGCTGCGAAAAAGGCTGGAATGAAACGTTCAAATAGAGATAAGTTATACAATTCAAATGAGTTGGGAAAATGAAAACAGCTGTATTTACATTTGGGAGATTTAATCCCCCTACAATCGGACATGAAAAGTTAGTAAATGCTGTAATTGCAACCAATCAGCGAAACAGTGGTACTCTCTTCATTTATGGTAGTCATTCAGAAGATTCTAAGAAAAATCCATTATCCCATAAAGAAAAGTTTAAGTATCTACAAAAAATGTTCCCCTCTTTAAAGAAATCTTTACAAAGTAGGGCAAAAGAGAAGAATGTAATGGAAATTGCCTCTAGTTTAAATGGAAAATTTGATAAATTGATAATGGTAGCAGGTAGTGATAGAGTTTCAGACTTTAGATCATTACTAAATAGTTACAATGGAGTAAAGTCCAAACATGGAATTTATGAATTTAAAGAAATAGAAGTAGTTAGTGCTGGAGAAAGAGATCCAGATGATGACGGTGCGGCTGGTATGTCGGCATCCAAGATGAGAAAATCAGCAACTCAAGGGGACTTTGAGACCTTTCAAAAGGGATCATCAAGTAACTTAACCACACAAGATATAAAAAATATGATGAATGGTGTACGAAAAGGGTTAAAATTAGATTCAATCCGTGAAGCAATGAAGCGACGAAGAGGATTACAAACACCGCTTGAAGTCGAAAATAACGACTACAAAGAAGCAAAAGAATTATCATGGCAGGGTTATGATACTATAAATTTATCTACCTGTGATGAAGCATTTGAATTATATGATGAAATTGTTAATACTATTGGTCAAAGTACTTTTACTAGACCAGAATTGTCATATTTGAAAGAATCTTTAATATTGGTTGATAAGTGTCTCGGTATTGCTTCCACCAAAGAAGAACTAATTGAACACAAAGATGTTCGTAATTATATAGAATATTCCAATAAAGCAATAAAACTATTAGAGGGAGTAAGAAATAGATTAGGTATTCCATTTGACTATTCGTTTTTGAACGATCTTCAAGTTGAGATATGTGATAATAAGATTTTACCCCCAAAAACTTTTACACAACTTTCAGGAGAAATACATGGCGTCCGATAGCCTATTGTCTGTAATTGCTGGTCTTGTTAAGAGCGAAGATCGAGAAGCAAAAAAATTAGACAAAAAACTAAAAGAAAAATTAAAGGCAAAGGCTGAGAAAGAAGCTAAAGATAAACCGGATGCTCCATTTGTAGATGATGAAGAAGAAGATGAGGATGAAGCTCCTGTAGGTGATCAAGACAACCCAGAGACGGAACCTGAAGCAGAACCAGAACCTGAACCAGAACCTGAAGCAGAACCTGAACCTGAGGAAGAACCTGATGACGGAGCAGGAGATACTAAACCATCTGGACCAGATCCTATATTAGTACAACAAGTTACTGATGCTGTTATGGGACACATAACAACAATGATGAAGGACGCGGAAGAGGCACAGAAAGAAATAAAAAATAAAGAAACTAAACTTGATGGAAAATCACCAAAAATTGATACTAAGCCAAAAATGGAACAGAGGCATATAAGAAGAAGTTTCCGTGAAGCAGTAGAGTCTTCAACTAAAAAAAAAGACTTAAATGAGGAAGAAGTTGAGGTTACTGAATCAACAAGTGATTGGATTGGTGGTTTAGCCACAGTTGGTGGTGGATATTTATTGAAAAAAGCCTGGGATCAATGGGGTAAAGGATCTAAAGCTAAAAAGGCTAAAAAGGTTATAGATAAACAAAAGGACAAAGATGATGCTGATGCAGATATAAAGCAGGCGGGTGAGATAAAGGCTAAGAATAAAGCACTGAAAAAAGGAGAAAATCCTGATGGGTTGGATCCTGATGAGTATTATAAAAAATATAAAAAAGCACCAAAAGGATTTAATTACCATGAACCATCAGGAAAAGTATTAACTGTACAAGACATAAAGAAAATGAATGATAAAAACTCAGCAACTAAGGATAAATTAAAGAAAAGGGCGGGCGCTAGAAAATCTGGTAAAGCCAATATCAAAACACAAGATTTAGCTCATTTTATAAAACACTTAAAACCATTGCCAGAAGAACAACGTATAGTAATTCTCAATGATTTAATTTTAGAGGAAACCATGACAATTAACGAAAGTAATGAACTACAAGCCATCATGGCGTTAGATGATGTGGGTATTTCAGCCGAAATCAATCGTAAAGGTGAAGTAGTTATCAAGAAAAAAGATTTAAAGAAAGCTGAAAAGGCATTAAAAACATCATTTTTAAAAGGTGGACAACCTAAGTTACGTGTTGAAGGATTGAATAGATCCGAAATGGCATTTAATAAGATTAGGAAGGTTCGTAATAAATTGACCGAAACCGTTGACCGTGCTGCAGCTGATGACTTGTCTTTATACATTAAAGATGAAGTAACGTTACAGAAACAAAAAAATTCTATCATTAAAAGTATCATAGGAAAAAAGAGTAGTGATACATATGATCATACCAAAGCACCCGCATTGTGGGATTTACTAGTAGTTGCTGGCGCTAAAAGCTATGTTAAAGAATTTGGGGGAGATGTAGACACATTGTTCCCAAGAGAAGTACGTCAAACGGTAGCCGTACAATTTGCAAATGAATATAATGCTGAAATTGAATCAGGAACTTACAATTAGGAGAAACTTATGGAACAAGATGATAATTATTTCGGTCAAAAACCGGAAACGGAAAAACTGAGAAATGTTGCAAGAATGGTCTCTGGAATTGTAAATACAGTACCAGAAAAAGATACAGAAGTAGTAGCAGAAGAGGGTGTAGAAGCAGTCGCAGGAGCAAGTGTAGACGCGAGTACAGAAGTATCAACAGAACCTATAATTGACCCAGTAGTTACGATGGTTGGAAAAGCAATTAAATTTCATACACCAAAAGGTCATTTTATGCAAGGTATATCGGCTGGGAATACATCCATCGAAAAATTATAAATATTCTATAATACAACAAATATAAACATTCTTAAAGGAGAACAATATGCCTCTATGGGGAACAACTCATGACGCGATAACTAATAAACCAAAATGGTTACCCGTAGATGAGAATTCAGATAATAGAAAAGCAGATGTATATGCAACTAATGCTGGTTGGGTACAAGCAGCAGGTAGTGCAGCATCTGGAAATGATTCAACAACTGCAGATCCAGAAGTTTTAGTAGCAATCGGCATGCTTGCTGGTGCATCAGCTA